AGGCTCAGCCGCTGTAAATGAGAATGGCCAGACTGATCGATGGGCAAAACTCGCTGGTATTAAAAACAAATAGACGCTAAATCTTTAAAGGAGAAAAAAGAAAATGTCGAAAAAGTTCACACTTGACACACTGACCGAAGGAATTCGTCAGCGTCACCAAGGCGAATCTAACAAGCGCCTTACAGAAAAGTGGGCTCGGACTGGTCTTCTTAGAGGTCTCGAGAGCGTCCATCGTGAAAACATGGCAACGCTGCTCGAGAACCAAGCTGGACAGATCCTTCGTGAGCAAAACACCCTTGGTGGTGGTGGGCTCCAGCCTTCTGCGGCTTCCGGAGATATCCGGGGCTTTACTAACATCGCTTTCCCAATCGTTCGCCGAGTCTTCGGTGGTCTGGTTGCTAACGAGTTAGTTTCAATCCAACCTATGAGCCTTCCTTCTGGACTGCTCTTCTATCTTGACTACACCTACGGTACAAACGTCGGCGGTGAAAATGATGGTATCGGTTCTGCAAGCAAGAACACATACGATGCTGGACAGTCAATTTATAATAACCCTGCTGGTATGGGTGTTCGTTCCGGGTCTCTCGGTACCGGTGGTCAGTATGACCTCGCTGGTTCTGGCTACTCTCGCGTTCACACCGGCTCTAACTTGACCCTTGGTAACAAGAACGCATTCGTTCTCGGTACCGCGTCTGCCCAGAGCCGTTCAACAACAGTCTCGGGCGGTGCTGGTTCAACCGGTGCTGATGGTCGTTTCCTTCAGTTTGACCCACAGGTCTCCCAACTGATCGATGATGATAGCAACCCTTACTTCTTCGTTACCGTTGATCTTGGCGCCCTTGGCTCCAACTTCGACGTAACAGCTGTTAAGGAAGCTGCTCTCGTATTGACTGGTTCTTCGTTGAACTCCGCATCTGACATGGCTGTTCCTGGCGAGATATTCCAGGGTGGTCAGGGAGTATACAATATCCGTCGTCTTAACCAGCTTATTAAGTCTGGTACTAAGTCTGGTCCGGTTTCTCCCGATCCAATGGCTACAGCACAGAAGGCTAAGTCTGCTCTTCTGATGGTTGTTTCTGGAACTGCTCTTGGAAGTGGAGATTATTCAAGCTTCCGTCTTACCTATCCCAAGACCAACACACTGAGTGTTGATTCCTCTGATGGCGACACTCTCGTTGTTCCTGTCTTCGAGTCCAACTTCAGTCAGACAAACGCGCAGCCTCAGATTCCTGAGATTGACATCAAGATCGAAGCGATCTCGGTTGTTGCTCAGACTCGTAAGCTCCGCGCTCGTTGGTCACCAGAACTCGCACAGGACTTGAATGCTTACCACAGCCTTGACGCTGAGGTTGAGCTTACTCAAATCCTCTCTGAGCAGATTGCTCTTGAGATCGACCGCGAGATCCTCAACGACCTCCTTATGCAGGCCGATACGAACTACTACTGGAGCCGTAAGCCCGGCGACTTCGTTAACAAGAAGTCTGGTGCTGCTGCTGTCAAGGCATCTTCCCTCGCTGGTGGACCCGCCTTTACCGGTACTGTTCGCGAATGGTACGAGACTCTTGTCGAGACCATTATCGATGTTGCTAACGAGATTCACCGTAAGACCCTTCGTGGTTCTGCAAACTTCATCGTTGTTTCCCCTGATGTTGCTACTGTCCTTGAAGCCTCCGTGCTTTACAAGCCAGTTTACAGCATCGACGGCGACGGTCAAGTTGCTCCCGGTATGAGTCTTGGAGCCGAGAAGGTTGGTACACTGAGCAACCGTTTCACAGTCTACAAGGACCCCTACTTCCCACGCAACAAGATTCTTGTTGGATACAAGGGTGGTAGCTACCTCGAGACTGGGTATGTATATGCTCCTTACGTGCCACTGATCGTTACTCCTACTATCTTCGCTCCCGAAGACTTCACTCCTCGCAAGGGCGTGATGACTCGGTACGGCAAGAAGATGGTACGTTCCGACTTCTACGGTACAGTAACATGCCTTGGTATGGACGTCATCTAATCTGATTAGACGAAGTCATTATTATTCAGGGGCGGTCCTTTCGGGGTCCGCCCCTTTTATTTTGGTAATTCAAGCGCTTGTGTTATATTTAATGGCAAGCCCCTAGCACGGACATAAGGCGGACCCCACACGCTAGCTAGGGAATCATGTGGACAAGTAACTCTATAATAAAAAAGGAGAAAATTATGCCGAAAATACTAGTAACAGCCGCAAAGGGCTTGTACCAAAACACCGGAACAGCTGGTGCAACAGGTACGAACGGAACACTCTCGGGTCACCGTTCAATGGTCGAAACACTAACAGCCAACAAGACACTGGATGCAGAAGATAGTGGAAAAGTTTTCCTCATCGCCACAGACAGCTTGACAATAACACTTCCTGCCACAAAGTCTGGGCTGGATTATACATTCGTCAACAGCGGCGGCGATGGAAATAACATCATTACAATCAGCCCGAACGCAAGTGACGCCCTCCACGGAACGATCACTTTAGCTGCTTCGGTTGTTGAATTGTCGGGTACTGACGATAAAGACCTTATCAACACCAAGGCCACTGCAAACACCGGTGATATGGTGAGAATAGTCGGTGATGGTTCCGCAGGATGGTATGTCGTAGGATCTACTGGAATCTGGGCTAGCGAGGCATAGACCGATCAAATTTAGACCCTATATAAACGATTAGCAAAACTAAATGCCGCCCTCCGGGGCGGCATTTTTTACTTTACTGTTGTGATTGTTATGTTATATTGTAATTTCCTGGAGGATAGGACGACATGGCAACTACGAGCAAGGCAACTACGCCTAAGGCAACGACAAAGAAAACGACGACCCGAAAGACTACCACAAACCCAACACCTGCGAAGCAAACTCAGGTGACGAACACTTCAGATAGTCGGATTGAAGCTCTTGAAAATCGGGTTAAAGCTCTTGAAACTAGAAATGTCAAGATCTTAAATCTTTTGCGCAAGTCCGCAAACATTCGAGATTGGCAACTTACCGAGGCTGGTCTACACTAGAGCTAGCTTTCGCTTGCGCTTCGAAGAAGACATTTGTCACCCTACATAATAGTTATCAGTAGGGTGATGAATGTCTTCTTTTGCTTATACTAAAAATCCAACTCCTTTTAGCTTTTTTGATACTGATACCGAGTTCCAGACAGAAGCTGATGCTATGGTTTCGTTTGTCAAGAGAAAGTTAGGCGATGATATTCTCAGTGTTGAGCTAACAAAAAAGCAGATGTGGGCATGCTTTGAAGAGTCTTTTCTGGAATATGGCCGCATAATCAATGAAGCAGACGCAAAGTCACAGTTGGCAAATCTTCTTGGATACACAACTGGAAGTAATAAGACTGGACTTTTTCCAAAACAGAATCTCGAATTCCTTCTTCGAATGGCAGAACCATATTCTATGGAAGCTGGAATTGGTGGGTCTTATAACGAGGTTTCCGGCTCGATTCAGTTGGAATATAAACGACAAGACTATAATATATACGATGAGCTAAAAGATGGTGATGGGAATCTTATTGTTTCAAGCAGTAGAAATTCTCCTCGTACAAAAATGAGGATCAAGGAAGTTTTCCACTTCAGCCCCCAGGCAGCCTATAGATTCTTCGATACGACGTCAGCTGTCAATTATCTTAATAATGAATTCAGTTTTGAGTCGTTTACTCCTGAGACGATTTTTTACGTCTTACCAGTCTTTGAAGATGTTCTCCGCGCTGGCCAGATGGACATATCGAACCGTGTAAGAAAATCAAATTATTCTTATAGAATTATTGGTGAAAGGATTCGAATTTATCCAATGCCTACTGAGCTGACTGGGTCAAATAACCCAATGAAGCTTTGGATTCGAGTCGCGTTTGCGCCGAATCCGTATGATCCTGACATTCAGGATGATACGATTTATGGGACGTCTAATCTGTCGAATGTTCCTTTTGGGCGGATGAGCTATAAACATACCAATTCTGTTGGCCGACAGTGGGTTCGGGAATATACACTTGCTTTGTGTAAAGAGCTTTTAGGGTTAGTCCGTTCTAAATTTGCCACTGTTCCTATACCGTCTGGTGACTTGAATCTCAACGGAGCTGATCTAGTTTCGCAAGGTCGCGAAGACCAGACAAGGTTAAGAGACCAGCTCGTGGAATTACTTGACAGCTTAACTTATAGCAAACTCTTAGAAGGACAAGCTACAGATGCAGAAAATATTATGAGAGCCCTGAAGGCAATGCCAATGCCGCTGGGTAAATCTATCGTTATTAAGTGAGGGTTGAAAGATGGCAAGACTCTTTATAACTCCGCGCGAACAAGATCTTATCTCTGATTTGACTAAAGAGATAATGAAAGATGTAGTGGGTCAGAAGGTCTACTATTACGCTGTTCGTACAGACGTGACGCAAATTCATGATGTTTATGAAGAAGCTATCGACAAATATTTCGATCCGCCACTGGAAATAGAGGCCCAAGTTTTATGGTCTCCACAGACAGTGGTTACTAATCGTTTCGGTTCTGAGCAACTTTATACAATAGAAGTGTATCTTCACTACAAAGACTTAATAGATAGAGATATAGACGTTCAAGAGGGCGATTACTTTTCATACGGTGAAACGTTCTTTGAAATTACCTCCCTCACATGGCAGTCTAATATCTACGGAGAGATTGAATATATGACAGGCGTTAAGCTTCTTGGGAAGCAAGCCAGAAAAGGACTTATTGATAAACCCCCGATTGGTCCTACTGATGAAGGCTATTATCCAGGAGATCCCGACGCTATCCAACGCACGTTTATTCAACAGAGAGGCTTTGCTGAAAATGCCGAAGGTCCCACCGGTGATAAGCGCGCATTAATTGAACAAGGAAAGTTGCAACTACCCCCCGAGCCAGCTCCGGCTGAGGTATCACCAGAGGGTTCTCCAGGTGAGATAAGTTCATCTTTCTACGACGAGAGTTAATATGGCGACAAGATATTCTTTAACAAAAGGGCAGTATCAGACAGTCGATTCCGGCTATGATAATGGTGATGAAGCTAATGACTTCACAATGCCCTCTTGTACCATAGAAGACGTCGACCGCGGTGTTTTTGAGCTCTTTAATAAGGAATTACCTCTTTTCTACAAAAGAAAAGACCAGCAGAAGCGTATCCCCGTAATTTTCGCAACAGGTGAAAGATTTGCTATTCTTGCTAGAAATAAGCCATTACGAGACAAGTCCAATGCGCTGATTTTACCCTTAATATCAGTTATAAGAACCGGTATTGATCAAGAAGGTGCAAAAGGAGCTGGTCAATTTCAGGGCGGACCAATTACGGTAAAAGTGAAATTAAGCGAAGATGATTTGAGGTATCAAAGGTTACAAAACATTCATGGTTTCAAAAATTCGGACGAGTCCGCTATTGGAGCTTTTGCTAACCAGGATGATGGAGATGGTGGGGGAACCACCAACGGTCGCCTTGCCACTAGAAGAGCTGCACCGTCCGTGACAGTCTCAAGCCGCCGCGGCACGCTCTTAACTCCTAATCTTCGAAAGAATTTGGTAGAAATGATTCAGATCCCCCCTATCAAACAATACACTGCCACTTATGAAATTACGTTTTGGACACAATATACTCAAGAGATGAATTCAATGATCAATGTTTTGATGGGTGGGTATGTTGAGAATAGAAGACGAACATTTGTGATTGAAACAGAGACTGGGTATAGATTCTCTGCGTTTGTCGACGCCGCGCTGACACCACAGAATAATTTTGATGATTTTACAGATGCAGAGAGATTAGTCAAATATAATTTCACAATGAGTGTAGCAGCTTATATGGTTGTAGCACAAGAGCCCGGAATGCCAGTGCCGTTTAGAAAAACAGTGTCTTCCCCTGATGTTCAATTTGGCGTAAGCCAAAATATTGGCGGCATTCCGGCCAGCCCACCACCCGCCGGTATCCCATCAGGAGATCCAATGGCATGGATTTTTGCAGGTGTCACACCAGCTGATGAAGGGAATCCCCCGGCAGGAATAGGGGCACCGAAGGGCGCAGGGGCAATAGGTGGGTTCCCCGGTACCCCGACAGTTGAAGTGGGAGGACAGTCAGCGGCAAATCTTGCAGGTCCAGCGAGATTAACGAGTCCGAAGACTATAATTACAAGTATTAACCCCTTTACAGGAAAGAAAGAGCATCTCGAAATCATGATTTCAAGTGCAGATCCCAAAACGGGAGAAGCAGTTTTTAAGTTTAGTAAGAAGTCACCCAGTGGCATTGCTATTGATCTTGGGAAACTACTCAAAGATTGATAAAGCTATATGAGACATTTAGGCATCGTACGAAATAGTTATTTGTGATATAGAAGATCCAGGAGACCCGACTCATGGCAGAGCAAACATTTAGATCCCCAGGTTTTTTCGAGCGCGAAATTGACGCGACCGCAAGAGAAACCTCAATCGTAGGCACTCCAGCAGGTGTTGTTGGAACCGCAGAAAAAGGTCCTGCATTCGTACCGGTAACGGTGGGAAGCATGACAGACTTTATCAATAAGTTTGGCGATATTGATACGAATCGATTTGGTCCTTACGCTGTACAAGCATTCCTGGCCAACAGGACTGCTTTAACGTATATGCGGGTTTTGGGGGCTGGTGCAAATGAGAGCACCACCGATATTTCAAACACTCAAAATCTTGGCACTGTAAAAAATGCTGGATTTAAGATCGTTCCTGCGACATCGCAGTGGAACATTGATACCGCTAATGGTGGTGATGTAGGAAAGTACACCGACAGTTGCGTACAGTTTTTAGTGGCCAAACACTACGTTTCTGGTGCGACCGATTATTCTCACCCGATGTTCATTGATAACCCATCATTCAACATCTCTGGTGCAGGAACAGTTAATCTTGTTCGTGGTGTAATCTTTACCGCATCTGGAAGTCGTATGCAGATTCTTGACATCGGTCAAGATTGGGCCGACAACCTTGATGCGCGCGCTGGCTTTACAAATGGTGGAAATCTTTTTGCGCTAGCAGTATCTTCATCTAGAGGTGGGGCTTACACATCGCAGTATGCTGCGACCGATAAGTACGGAAGAACGATCGCGGGACCAGGCGTAAAAATTATGACTGCATCGCTTGATCCTACAAATAAGAATTACATCTCTAATATATTGAATACTGATCCCCTCAAGTTTTACGAGCATCAGCACCTTTTATATCTTGACTTTGCAGTTGAGGCTGAAATTGCTGGCGTTGATGAGTCTGGTGGGGCATCCGCTGCTTATCCCCTTGGATTACTTTCTGGGTCAGGTGATAATCTTAATAATGCGCTTACCGGGGCATCAAGAAAAGCCCTAAGCGCATTCGGTCGCTTCGATACTAGATACACAACCGCAAAGACACCGCAGGTATTTTCGCAACCTTACGGTGGCACTGAATATCCCTTGGTTCACTTCGAGTCTCTTTCGGATGGTGAGTATGGAAGTAGTAACGTAAAGATTACTATAGCGAATCTACGGGCCTCTACGGATGGAAACTATCCATACCCTGAGTTTGAAGTACAAGTTCGTAGGTTTGATGATTCCGATATGGACCCGCAAGTTTTGGAAACATATCCCGCTTGTAACCTCGATCCTACATCTGAAAACTTTGTTGCTCGAAGGATTGGTGACTATAAGGCACGGTATAACTTCGATGCTGAAAATGATGATGAAAAGAGAATTATCGTTACTGGTCGATATCCGAACCTTTCGAATTTTGTTCGTGTAGTAATACACGAGTCAGTTTATAATCGCTTAGTTCCCAAAGATGCGTGCCCATTCGGCTTTAGCGGTGTCCCTGTTATTAAGACATCAAACTCCATGACAGATTCTCCGAGGAGACGTCTTGAGATGGATGGTGTGTATTACGGCGCCGACGGTAGTGGCAGAATGTGGGGTGGCGGTGGATCATCGGCTGCTTCAGCTGGTCCATTGACAGGCTCTATTGTTCCCCCACTTCCGTTCCGCTTCAAGGTAACTCGTGGGAATGTTAAGAACAACTACAGTGGAATGGCTGGTGACCCAAGTTCAAGAGAGATTGTTGACCGCCGTCTAAACTGGGGTGTTAAGTGGAGCCGCTGTCCAGAAACGGGTAGTATGGCGTCTGCAAACCTCAATGTTAACGCATCAAACATCGCGAATCCGCTTATCAAGGCGTACACCAAGATGAATGGTATTGAGAAGCTTGATACGGTTACAACCGGATCAGGTAGAGATGTTTTCAATGCGAACAAGTTCACATTGGCTCGAGTCGCTCTAGTTGGAACAGGTAGTAGTGGTCCTAATTTATTAACGTACGTTACAGGTACAGCGCAAGAGGTGATGAAAGAAGCATGCTATATTAGAAATGGTGTACCTGATTCGCAGACATATGCTGTTATGGATCCTGACAAGTCTGGCCAGGGCCGTGTAACTCTGGCAACACTGATTCAGTCCAGCTCAGTTAAGTTCAACCGATTCACTGCATATACTGCATTCAATATTCCGCTCTTTGGTGGATTTGATGGTGTCAATATTCTTAATAGAGACATGTTCTACATGACAGATAGAGCGACTTCAACCGATGCAACGTCGGGTGGGTTAACCGGATTGGCTTCTGATGAGTTTAATCAAGGAACGATCGGTCTTGGTCCTAAGAACAGCGATGGTTCGATTACGAATCAGTCTGGTCAGGGCCGCTTGAACAACTATATCCAAGCTTATAGAAAAGCTGCTGAGATTATGACAGATCCAATGACCACAAGAATTAATCTTTTGGCCGTTCCTGGTATCCGTGATCCATATGTTACAGACCACGCAGCATTGAAGACGAAAGAATACTCCATGGCCATGTATGTAATGGATATTCCATCCTGGACTGAGAGTGAAACTCGTCTGTTCGGTGGTGAAGATAGCTCAAAGATTGCAAGCGCATCCTACTCATTACCAGATGTTAGAGAAACAGCTGAGCAGTTTGAGTCAAGAGTATTTGATAACAACTACACGGCAGCATATTTTCCAGATGTTTATATCACTGACAAGAACACGAATTCGAAAGTTCAGGTTCCAGCTTCTGTAGCCGTTATGTCCGCATTAGGGTATAACGATAAGGTCGCGTATCCCTGGTTCGCTCCAGCCGGTTTCAACCGCGGCGGACTTAGCATGGTAAGTAACACGTCCGTTAGACTGACAGCTGGTGATAGAGATGATTTATATGATGCGAGAGTTAATCCAATCGCGAACTTCTCGGATGGAAGCTTCGTAATATTTGGTCAGAAGACATGTCAACTAGCGAAATCAGCTCTTGACAGAGTTAATGTTCGAAGAATGTTACTTGAAGTTAAACGTCAAGTTGTTGCTATCGCTGACAAGATTCTATTCGAGCCTAACAATGACGCTACCAGAGCACGCTTCATCGGCCAGGTTACACCACTCCTTGCGACTATTCAGTCCCAGCAAGGTATTGAATCCTTCAAGGTCGTGATGGATAACACTAACAACACATCAGAAGATGTTGAAAATAACAGACTAAATGGTCGCATCGTAGTCGTACCCACAAGAGCAATCGAATTTATTGCTATAGATTTTATCATAACAAATAGTGGTGTAGATTTTGCGTAGTATAGTTAAGAAGAGAATACAGGAGATTATTTCAAATGGCTGAACTTACATTTAAGAGCCCGGGTGTTTCTACCAAAGAGATAGACCTTTCGGGTCCGACACAAACCGGACCGAGCGGAGTACCAGCTGGAGTTATCGGAACAGCAGATCAAGGACGAGCATTTGTTCCAATAACAATGGCAACGTTCGCAGACTTTGTAGCTGAATTTGGTAACACTGATGGCACAAAGTTTGGTCCTATGGCAATGAGACAATGGTTAACATATACTCAGGCTGGAACATATCTTAGAACCCTGGGTTGCGGTGATGGTAAGAAAAGGGAGTCGACAGGTGTCGTTACCAATGCTGGCTTCATAGTTGGTGAACAGTTACCGAAGGGTAACGGAATTCTTGGCGCCAATGTGTACGCTGGCACAAGAAGTGGCGCGAACCCGGGCCCTCTCGGCAGAGCGCATTTTCTTGCAGTCTGTATGTCTGGTAGCAAAATGCCGAACTCTGATAAGAATTACTTGCAAGAAGCAGGTCTTGAGTTAAGTGCTCCTGTCCTTCGTGGAGTTATTCTTGCAGCATCCGGTGTTTTACCCGCATTGAGCGCTTCTCGCGCCGCAGCGGGATCAGAGGGTACTCGTGGCACAGCTGGATATGGTGGTGGCCTTTTCTCAGGAAATAACCTTCCCCTTGGAGCTCCAACCGCACAGAATCTTGCCGCTGATACTGCATACGGGTCAGGTGGGACAAACAACGCTGGGTCCACACTCGGTGCCGTTGACATTGCTGGAGGAAAGCAAGAGTTTGTTCTTATGTTGAATGGGCACACTCATACAGATTCATTTCCTACAGTTATTACTGCTTCGTTTGACCCAACGGCTCCAAACTATCTTGGAAATGTTCTTAACACTGACCCCTTAGATGTTCAAAAAGCCGGCCATTATTTATATGCACATTGGCCAGTTTACCCTAACTTTGCCGTACCGACCGGCTCAAATTACATGGGTTATAACTATCAGCCCGCAGTTAATGCCGTGATTGGCTCTAGATTAACAAAGTACGAAGATATCGCTTTCCTTGTCACGTCTTCATTAGGAAGAAATGCCGGCAGCGCAACGATTCCAGACTTTGAGGGATTCCGTGATAGATTCAGAACAGCACGTGCACCAAAAGTTATTTCACAGGCGTATGGTGGTTCTGAAAAAGATCTATTCCGTATTTGGTGCTTGGACGATGGTGCCATTGGTAACCATCGCGTTAAGATTTCTATTGAGAATATCGTAAAATCAACAAACGTTAACAACAAATATTGCACATTCGATCTTGCGGTTAGAGACTTTGAGGATACTGATGATCTTCCCGTGGTCATTGAGAAATTCCCTAAGCTCTCTCTTAATCCTCTCGATGAGAGATATATCGCAAGAGTCATTGGTGATTACCACTTGTATTATGATTTCGATAAAAGGGCCGGTTCACAGAAGCTTGTTGTTGAGGGTTCTTACCCCAACCGCTCGAACTATATTCGAGTTGAGCCAGTTGACGCATTAGACAAGGGAGAAATTCCCGCTGATGCTTTACCCTGCGGTTTCCGTGGTATTGATCACTTAGTAACATCAGGATCTAGTATCTTTAAGATGACATCTGCTGACTTCGCTCCAAACCTTGGTTCAGATACATTCCCAACCGCAAATATCGTACAGCCACCTATTCCATTCCGGTCTACGGTTTCAAGAGGAAAATCTCCTAGAAAAGTTCTCTCTTCCCAGCTTTACTGGGGTATCCAGTTTGAGGTGAAAGATAACATAGATGAGCCGAATAAGAGCACAGTCATGGATACGTCCATCAAGAATTATGGAACGTATTTCCCAGACTTCAGGCAAGATCAGCAAGCAGCGATGGTTGGAGACAATGTCGGTACAGCTGATAGTTCTGGTACCATATTTGATTGTGACCGTTTTAATAACAACAAATTCTCACTTGAAAATGTCCAAGTTGTTGTAACAGCGGCTGATAAAGCAGACTCCAACCAGTGGGCTGCTGCGACATATCGTCGAGCAGGCGCGGCAGAAAATATGGCAGATATTGACGGGTCAACAAAAACAACGGCTTCTGGACTCACAAGACTTCTTAGCGTTGAAAAAGACTTTGGTCTTTCATCGGTTAGGAAATTCCTCAAGTTTACATTCATGGCCCAAGGCGGTTTCGACGGACTTAACATCTTTGACAGAAATAAGTTCGACATGACCTCAACTGCCTGTAAGAGAGAGATGGACGACTCCACTCAGGGTGAAACCAGTGGACCGACTGTTGCAGCGTATAGAAAAGCGCTAGATATTCTTGAGCAACGTTCAGATGTGAATATCCAGCTTCTAGCTATTCCAGGTATTAAGCACGAATCAGTTACAGATTATGCGATCACGACTGTTGAAGATCGCTTTGATGCTCTTTATGTTATGGACATTGAGACAACGGACACCCTTGGTAACGTAGTTACGGGCTCAAATGAGATTGTTAGTGTAACCAACACGGTGGCAGATTTCACAAGTCGTAATCTCGACTCATCGTTCGCAGCCGCATACTTCCCAGATGTAATCATGGAAGAAGTTAATACAGGACAGAATGTTGTTGCCCCCGCAAGTGTTGCGGTCTTAGGTGCATTTGGTCTAAACGACAAGATTGCATATCCTTGGTTCGCGCCAGCTGGTTTCACTAGAGGTGCTCTTAAGCATGTTAGAGAAGCAAGTGTGAAGCTGAATAGAGGAAACTTAGATGCGCTATATGACGCTGATATTAACCCAATCACCGCATTCCCTCAATCAAAGGAAGTCGTGGTTTTCGGCCAGAAGACACTTCTCGCAGCTCAAAGCGCTCTCGATCGTGTCAATGTTCGCCGCCTGTTAATCGATATTCGACGTCAGGTCCGAGCGATTGGAGATACATTCCTCTTCGAACCAAACAGGGAAGCAACTCTCGCGAGATTCTCCGCAGCTGTTAATCCGATTCTAGCCAGAATACAACAACAGCAAGGTCTTGATAGGTTCAAGGTACAGATTGATGCAACCACAACAACACAGGCTGACATCGAGAACAACACAGTTAGAGGAAAGATATTCCTCCAGCCCACCCGTTCGGTCGAGTTTATATCACTAGATTTTGTGGTAACTAACGCCGGCATGGACATTTAAATTAAGAGCTATATAGTTATCTAAGAACAAGGAGTAACACAAAATGCCAGAGACACTATCAGTTACCGATATGTTGCCGAACAAGTTCGAGCCGAAGAGAAAATTTCGGTGGGTGTTCGCAATTGAAGGTATTGACGCATTTTTGATCAAGACGGCTGCTCGCCCTACAATGAACACCGCTGAGGTTGAAATTCCCTTTATTAACTCTACCCGCTTTATTGCTGGTAAGACGAAGTTCGATGCTTTATCGGTTACGCTTCACGATCCAATCGCTCCTTCAGGTGCACAACAGGTTATGGAATGGGTACGTACCCACTATGAGTCTGTCTCTGGTCGTGGCGGTTACGCTGATTTTTACAAGCGCGATTGCCAGCTTAAGCTGCTAGATCCTGTTGGTACAGTGGTCGAACTTTGGGATATGAAAGGATGTTTCCTCACATCAGCTGCATTCGGTGATCTGGACTATGGTTCAGAAGACCCTGCAGAGATTTCATTGTCGATACGTTTTGATAACTGCGTACTACAATACTGAACATCGGAAATCATTTCTATTATAAAAAGAGCGTGTTATCACGCTCTTTTTTTGTTTACAGCTCATTTACCCGGTTTAAGATATCTTAACGTTGTTAAGCATGAGGTGAATGTATGTCAACTGAACAAGGCGGCGGCGGAGGCGGCCCTAGCGATAGAAGCGAAATATTTGGGTCAATGAAGGGTCACATGCCCACCCGAAATGTCATGAAGGATGATTTTGGGTTTGAGATCCCTGTTGAGGTTGTACCTCTCCCGTCAGGTGGAAAATGCTATGATGTTGAGCATCCGCTCCACGGCAAAAATACGGTCGAGATTAGAGCCATGACGGCCAGAGAAGAAGATATTCTGACGTCGAAAGCCCTGATTAAGAAGGGCACTGTTATTAGTCACTTGCTCAAGTCATGTATGATCGATAAACGAGTTAATCCAGACACTATGCTGGCTGGTGATAGAAATGCTCTAATGGTTGCAATGCGTGTAACAGGTTATGGTGCATCCTATAATGTAGAAGTTGATTGTCCTGCATGTAGCGAACGCTCTAAGCAATCGTTTAATCTTGGAGATCTTCCGATTAAGCGTTTAGAGATTGAACCTGTTACAGCAGGAACAAATCTTTTCGAAGTTCAGCTCCCTGTTACAAAGGCTAAGTGTCGTTATAAGTTACTGACCGGTACAGATGAGCAGGATATCATGGTAGCATCAGAAAGA